GCCTTTACCGGCCCCTTGGCTGGCAGGAGTTCTTTGTAGGCGCTTGCCTGAAACTGGGTGACAGACTCTGCCAAGATGGGGTGAATAACGCCAGAAGAGCCTTCAAATGGCTGGCTCCTAGACTCGTCAAATTTCATCCCCAAATATTTTAAGCCGTCCGTGTAAGTTTTCTCCCACTCGCTTCGACTTTCTTTGTCCGCCTTAACCGAGCTGATTACGTCACTAGCAAGCTTCGACAGGTCGCTATTAGATATAAAATCAACCAAGTTGGCATTAAATTCTTCTGGGATCTCCCCCTCTTGCTCTTCGTCGATCTCATCGTCAACAAGAACGTCCGCCTCACGAACCAATATCTCTGCCGCGTTACGGATCTCGTCATTGCGAGTCATCTCAGGCTCAATCTCCAGCGCACTGCCGGTGGGCATAACGTCAGGATTGTCTTCTGTGCCTAAACCTTTTTTTTCAATTGCCATTAGTAATATACCTGTCTGTCGCGCTTTAAGAACTCAGCCTCTTCGGGGTAATCGCCTTGAAGGCTTAAAAAGCCTCCCTGCCGAAACCGCATCAGCGCCATTGTTGACGAGTCACAATAATCGTCGTTATCCCCAAAGGGAAAGCTTGCCATCTCCTCGATGACTTCCTCTGAGAATGTTTCATCCGGTGCCCAGACCATGCCGCTCTCAAATATCGGGGCCACGCTGTTCATTCTAGCAATCTTATCTTGGCCGCGAGATGGTGTATAGGCCGTCACAGGGATGCCCATCCGCCTAAGCTCTTGGGTCAGGGGTGTTCCGCTCGCCTTTGCCTCGATCAATACGCAATCCGGCTCCCAGTATTTCCATTCGTCGTAGGCAAGCCTCTTTAGCTCTGGAAAGTCTAGCCTAACCCTTTTTGCATCCAATAGTATAATAGCTTGCACATCTTCGTCTGGCGACTGAAATATCGCCCACGTAGTAATAGCCGAGTAGTCAGCGGTTTCTTTCTTGCTAAACGCGGTATCGTAGCTCTGGATAACGTACTCATAAGCCGGCACGTAGTCCTTCTCCCACCTGCGCCACCATTCGCGCTTAACGATAGATCCTGTCTCGGCAGTAGGGTTCTGCATCCACTGCGAGTTCCACTTGCTGATAGGCAGAGAGGCCTTAACCGACAGGAGTTCTTCTTTCTTCCAAAATTCAGGCCACAAGGGGGTATCAGACTCCGGCATGATTGCGGGAAACTCTACAACCTCCCACTGGTCGGCGTGCTCATCCTTTCCTTGGTGCTTGAGAACCTTGCCAACCAAGTCCTTGGTGCTCCACCGCGTCATTACAATAATAATAATTCCACCCGGCTGGAGACGCTGTCTTGGCCCAGAGGTGTACCAGTCATAAGCACTTTCCATCGCGGTCGGCGATAGCGCGTCCTGCTCAGAATGCGGATCATCAATGATCAGAAGGTCAGCGCCTCGCCCTGTGATAGCGCCACCTACGCCGGCGTAGAAAGATTCGCCCTCATGGTTCGTTGTCCAACGCCCCGCTGACTTGTTGTCTGACTGAAGTTTTACGTCTGGAAAGATTTGCGAGTAATCGTCCGAGTCAATAAGGTTTCTGACCTTTCGGCCAAACCTGACAGCCAACTCGGCGGTGTGGGTTGTCTGGATGATTTTAAGGTCGGGCTTACGGCCCATCATCCAGCTCGGAAAGTATGTACTGGCAAACTCAGACTTAGAGTGCCGAGGGGGTAGGCAGACTATCAGGCGCTTCAGTTTGCCTTGGGCGATCCGGTTAAATTTTTCACCGATGATCTTGTGGTGCCTGCCGAGGATACATTCTGGCCACATATGCTGAACAAAATCTATAAAGTCGTTCTGGCACTTGTCCTGCTTTTCCATCTGATCGTATCGGGAAAGCAGGGCCAGAGCTTCGTTTTGGTCTTGCTCGCTCAGGATCTCAAAGTCTTTTAGCGAGAGGCTAGACATTTTCCCAAGCTTCTCCCTTGAATAGTAACGCCTCCGCCTCTCTACGACGAACCAAGCCGTCTAGCACCTCACCCCCGGCCTTATTCCAGCGCCTAATCTGATGGGGAACGTCTTCCATATCCCCTGAGTTTAGACGCTTCAGTAGGGTCGAGGATTTCAAGTTAGTTGGGCCAAGGTTATACGTCCAAGATACCAAGGCGTCGAACTGGCTTTGGTTAAGCTCCGCATCGACCAGATCATTCACATAGGCTTCAAACTCTTGGAGGTCTTCAGCAAGAATTTCTTCTGCCTCTTTCTTCGTGCAGGTATCTCCAGCAGAGACACCTTTAGTGTGCCCGTAGCCTATCGTCCAGACATCGGCAGAGCACCGATAAGACTCTAGCTTGCACCCTTCAAATTTTTTGATAAGGCATACGCCCTCTTCGCTAAGAACTCTCATATTAATTAACCGCATCATTAGTCATGCTTATGGGAAGCGCCGTAGTAGAAACTGATAATAGAAGAGACGATACCGCCCAGATACCCCAGCACAAGATTAACAATCCCGTCATCATTCGCAGCGGGGTCTTGTAGCGTGACCAGAGCAATGTAGCCGCCAAAAAAGAATACGCACGCAACTGCAATAAACTTTGGAGTCCAATCACCTTTAAACGCCGAGCGAGCGTGTTGGATATCTTCTGTTTCGAGTTTAAAAACATCTACATCCAGCTCCTTCATTCTGGTCTTGAAACCGAGTTCAGCTTTCTTGATGTCTGCAAGCTGCTCTGGCGATGCAGTCTGAACTGCTTGTTCGATACTCTTCTCGTCAGGCTTGCAGCCAAGGACACTCGCAATCGTCTGAGCAGCAGCGCCGCCCAAAGGCCCACCGAGAGCCTGACCAATAGTAGGTGCCAGAGTACCGATCAAGCCTTTTATTGCGTTAAACTTCATTGTGTTAATACCAAGCCAACAATGGCTATTAATGAGGTAATCATGACGGGGTAGATGCCCCAAATCATACGCTCTAACTTGTCAAAACGCTGTGACCCGGAGTCTAGCCGTTCTTTAATTGACTCGTATCGCAAGGCACATTCCGCCTCATGAATATCAATCTTTTTTAAAGCTTTGTTGGCGTCAGTCTGAGCCATTATCCTTCAGCCGCCTCCGGCTCTACTTCTTCAACAACCTGAATTGATTCGCGCAGAGCGTTCTCTCGAAAGCCTAATGCAACCTGCAAATTAATACTCTGCTGCTGTGCTGCCGCAATCTGATTCTGCAAATCAGCAAGCTGTTTACGCAGGTTAACCACCTCAACGTAGTGCACTTTGGTGTCGTTGCCAAGTTCATTTACATCATACTCCTGATCGTCAATGGTCAGAATTACGGGTTGCTGCTCTTGTTGCTCTGTCATAGTTCTTCCTAGTTAGTTAAAGCGTTACTTTATTGTGCCATCTTTTTCAAGATCGAGCACTCTTCCTTCAAGATAACCTAGCCTAATCTCTTGAGCGTGGTTAGTGCGTATCGCTTCTTGAACCTCTTGTGGTGGTGCCCAGTTATTACGGAAGTCAGTGTTTAAATCAACCACCTTCTGCAACGCATTAATTTGACTGTTCTGCAACAAATCATCAGGCAATGCACCTAATTCGCCACGCGGCCATTTGACGCGAAACTCGCTGTTCATGCCTATATCAACTTCAAGAATCGTTAGCTGTCGCTCTAACACCGAGATACGGTTAGTGACTTCCGTATAACCAATTACCGCGATGGCGACCCCTGCAATAATAGCAATGAGGTTCCGTAACGGTATCTCGATCTTGGTCTCGTCTGATATCTGAGCAGCCACTACTTGTTCCTGCTATTCCACAGCTCAAACAGTGTTCGGATCTTTTCCTTCATCTGCTCAATATCTGCGTGCATCTTGGCTAGGACTATAACTAAAGTCACGAAGCCTAATGCCAAGGGCCAGATAGCCCCTATCGCGTCAAGTACGTCCATAACTTTAGTTGCTCACTGTCTTTTAAGACGCGGTGTAGCCATTACCTGCGCTGATGGCTGCGTCAGTAGCGGTGAAATCTTCACTGCCCCAATCTTCTTTAGCTTTCATAAGCTCAAGGTGCCGAGTGTTACGATCAACACAGTCTTGACGGTCTTCAGCAGATTCATCCGCCATAGAGTCTCCTGCAATAACTGCGGTGATAAGACTAATACTGTCACCCATTGCTGAGTAGTCTTGTGCTAGTTGTTCTGCTGTACGGTCTTCCATTGTTTATCTCCTTAGTTAAGATTCTAGTGCCGCGATACGGGCGGTTAATGCTGCGTTTTGTGCAGACAGTTCTTGAATGGCTTTTACAAGCACAGGTATTAGCGCAGCTTCAGCTACTTCCTGAGAGCCGTCTTCTCTATCATCCCAAAGTCTAAAACCGTCTTTAATGCTGTCATCTGCATCAATAGCTGCTTTAACTTCTTGGGCGATAAAGCCGTGGTTAGTGTCAGAGTTTTTGAAGACTTCGGTTGAGTCAGCTTTGTAGGCTCTAAAGGTTTCAGGTAGTTCGCCAAGAGTTTTATACTTGAAGGTACGAGGCTGTAGAGCGTTGATAAAGCTAAGACCTGCTGTAGAGTCTACAATGTCCTTCTTGTAGCGTTGGTCAGAGACTGTTGCCCAAGTTGCTACACCGTGTTGCGCTCTTATATCGTCGTTAGTGTTGCCTACAGTTGTATATCCTCCTGCGGCGTTGATATCATAACCAATACCGTTCGCATACTGACTGTCAACTGCGGAAGTGTGGGCAAAAGCTCCCAACAACACACTACGAATACCTGTTGTGGTATCTCTTGTAGAAGAACCTGTTTGAAAACCTAAATATGAATTATATGAGCCAGTAGTTATACCGTCTCCAGCGTTAGCCCCTACACATGTATTACCGGGGCCTGTAGTGTTGTTTGCTAAAGCTGAACGACCAATACCAACGTTGTTAGAGGCGGTAGTGTTTGCGTTTAGAGCAGCCGAACCAACGGCTACATTGTTTTCGCCGGTGGTGTTTCCAAATGTAGACTCATAACCAATTGAAACATTATTTGATGCGGTGGTGTTGCTTTGAAGCGCGTACATACCCAATGCCGAATTGTAGTCGCCTTCAGTATTGGAGGTTAAAGAAGTTCTTCCCACGGCAGTATTTCTAAGGCCTGTGGTGTTTGCGCCTAAAGCAGCCTTACCAACCGCTACGTTGTAGGAACCAGTTAAATTTGCATCTAAAGCAGTAGCTCCCACTGCCGTATTTTCTGCGCCTGTGGTGTTTGCAAATAAAGCATCTGCTCCAATTGCCGTGTTGGAGCTTGCGGTAGTGTTATTAGTGAGCGCCTCAGACCCCAGAGCTGTATTAGAATTTCCTGTCGTACTATCTTCTAAAGCCCCTATACCAACAGCAACATTATTAGATCCAGTGGTGGTGTTAGACAAAGAATCCTTACCCACAGCAGTGTTGTACCCACCAGTAGTAATCGCATCACCTGCAAGAGCGCCGATGAGCGTATTTTGAACGCCCGTGGTTACTGCTTGACCTGCCAACCAACCAACGCCTGTGTTATAAGCATTAGTCGCTGAGGTAAAGTTTTGAGCCTCTAAAGCACCTCCACCAACAGCAACGCTAAACTTTCCTGCTGTGTCTGTGCTTAAACTATTGTAACCAACTGCTACGTTGTGAGTTCCAGTAGTTAATCCATCACCTGCAAGACCACCAATGAGGGTATTGTTTGTGCCCGTGGTTACTGACAGACCTGAATGAAAACCAACAGCCGTATTGTAAGTGTCTGTAGCCGATGTGAAGTTTTGACTGAACAGTGATCCCTGACCCATTGCAGTAGATCTACTACCAAGGGTGTCACTAGATAGGGCTTGATAGCCTACGGCAGTGTTCAAATCCGCATCAGTCAATGCGTCTCCTGCTAGACTACCGATGAGCGTATTGGAAACGCCTGTGGTTACTGCGCCACCCGCGTCTTCACCGATAGCCACGTTGTAGGTACTTGTTGCGCTAGTTACGTTAAATGATCCTAAAGCCCTCACACCAATGGCTATATTTGAATAGGAGCCAGTGTTTGCGTTCAGCGCTAAATAACCAATTGCGGTGTTGTTACCGCCTGTGGTGTTATCCCCAAGAGCAACGTGACCTATGGCCGTATTGTTTGCGCCTGTAGTGTTGCCGAACAAAGCTTGTTGCCCCATAGCATTGTTGCTTGCACCCGTTGTGTTGGTGCCTAGTGCTTGAGAACCAAACGCATTATTTCCAGTAGCTGTTGTATTAGCATCTAAAGCAGCGTATCCAACGGCTACGTTGTTATTGCCTGTGGTGTTTCCTCCTAAAGCTAATC